CTGAGGCCACCGAGTTCAGCGTAACGCGGAGTGTTGGTCACAACACCGTGTTGCTGATTGTTGTCGGTAGGACGACGGGGCTGACTTGCGCCGCGAGGCTTGAAAAGGTCAGTCATGGTTCTTCCTTTACATTGGAGGTTGAGGTGTAGGTGCGCCGCCACCAGCACCCGGCATTGGGGATGGACTTGCTCCCGGCATCGAGGGCGGCAGGTTCGGTACTGCGGGTGCAGCGGCCATCGCACGACCTTCAGGGGTTCCCCCTCCGGCTTGCGGCAAGTTCTGTAGCAACTGAAGAATCTCAGAGTGCTGCAATTCATTCGTCTTGGCTTTGCGAGGACCAAGCACTTTGGTCAAACGGTGAATGGCAGCCAATGCTGCCTGTCCGTCTTCAGATTCGCTACCAAGAGAAGGCAAGGCTTGTTCAATCAAGTCCATTGCCATTGCGAGATTGATCAATGCACCCTCACGGTTACCCATTTTGGGTTCGGGGGTTGACATTGGGGAACCCATCGGAGGGGAAGAGGAATCGCCCATGCCTGAAGAGCTGTCTTCAGCGGCGGGAGGAGGAGTCACGGGGGCTGCTGTGCCGCCACGTTGTGACCGAATCAGATTCATCATGTCCTCTGCCATAGCTTTCCTCTATTTGATTACGGGGCGTAATTTATACATCCCATAATGTTATGTCAAGTTGGGGGGTGATTATTTTGGTTCCCCACCCCCCGAAAGGACGGAAGCGTTGTCGCTTGTTAATCAACGGGGAATTACCCCGCGTCAATTAACGCTTGCTCTTACGCTTGTGAGCTTTCTTACCGCGTGCCATGTTGCACTCCTTAGGAAAGTCATGTTGCTCATTTCATGGGAGAGCCACACACCCCTTTTTCCTTCTCAGGAAATCTTCCGACTCCCCCTCGCGTCATTTCTGACTTGACGGGGATTCATAGACTTTACGCCGGTTACCCGGTACTGAATACTAGCAGGTTGTGACCCGCGCTTCAATGATTCGGTTGACGCCCGTGGCTGGTCAGCCTTGGGAGCGATGCTGTTTGCTCTAGCCGGTGCGGGTGCTGCGGTTGCCATTACTCATGCCCCTTTTTCTTCGGAGATGGTTGAGGTTGTGGGTTTTGCGCTTGCTGTTGAGCTTTTTGAGCTTCGCGTTTCTTGAGCTTTTCCTTGAGCAGTTGCTTCATCGGAGGCTCAAGCAAGTCGAGTAGGGATTCATTGTCAATAGCGCCGACCTTCTGTAAGTTGAAAGCAAGCTGGCGCATATCTTCCATGAAAATGGGGGAGTTGCTGTGAGCATCAACTTTGACTGTGTAGTCATCAGTAAATTGTTCAGCAATGAATTTGTTGCCTTGTTCGTCAGCGTAGTGTGTCGAGTCATACGCTTGCATCAGCTTGAGGTACAACGTTGCCACTTTTTCAAGCGAATCTTCAACAATCAAGGCGCGTTTTTTAGCACGACTGGAGCCGAGGCGGGCAAGTTGAGAAGCGTGTCCAGCAGAGCGAACACCTTGCTCACCTTTGCCGGCAAGGACGTTTGAAATTCCGGATGCTTCTTCAAACATAGCGTCAACCTCATGGATGACTTCAAAAAGTGAAGATGGCATCTCAGGGGCAAGACGTTCTGCTTTGGCATTTGGCATATCTGTTGAGAGCAAGCCGCCTGCACGGTTGAGTGCAAAGTTCTTTTCGTCAAGGATGCCAGTGAAGCCTGTAAGGGCAGTCGGAGGATTGACTTGCTTGGATAGCAGGTCAAGGATTTCAGTCATCCGACGATTACGCAGTTGTTGCAAGAACACCATGCGCTGAACTTCGGATTGTCCCCAGAAATAATCGTACTGGGGGTTCGGGCAAATCTGAACAAAAGGCAATTCACCTTTGAGGAAAACAGACTTACCTTCACGGTCATAAATGAAGACATCGGGGTCGGCCATCGTGACGACTTGATAGTCATTCGTTTCGTCATTCCAAACCCAAAGTTCATACATCTTCACGGTGTCTTCGGCAACCCTGGCTTTGTAACGGTTCATGCCGTACAAGTCGAGATTGACGTTACCGTAAAGAGTCGGATTGGTCTGAGACATGACGATTCGGTCAATGCCTTCAGGAACGTCCTGTGTGCGAGTGTGAACTTCGCTGCTTACGCGCTTGACGATGCTTTCGCGCTTGGGGTGCGAATACAAACGGGCGTAGAGTTCAGACTTTGTGATGTAGTAGGTCTGAACGATTGCTTCTTGACGGTCCGTATAAGGGATGTCTTCTCGCAACACGCCAATGCTGGAAGGCTCAACAAGGTACGGGTGAATACCTTTGTTGACGACCAGCTTGATGAATGTGGAGTTGTAGACCAGCGCCCAAGTCAAAGCAGAAGAAAACACTTGGTCGGCATTGCTGTCGAGCCATTTGTCATTCAGTGCAAGAGTGAGGCGGGGGGTTTTGGTTTGCTCGACTTCAGGGACTGCTGCGCCAAGATTGATTGAGAAGCGAGTCGTTTCTGCTGAGTAGAGAAACGATGTGACTTGATCAATGTGGGGATGGATTTTGTTGAAGATGGTCGGGGACTCTTCAGGCCCCGCACCAAACAAAAACCAAGAACGGAGCGACGAATAATCCCCCTTGCGTTCTTCAAGGGAAACCAAACACTTCTCAATCAAGTCCTTGTAAAAGAACTCTCTTTCAGCTTCGTCGTGTGGAATTCTCATTTAGGAATTGTAAGGTTATCTTGGTCGGCATAGTAGCTTGCCGCTTTTGGTCCTGTCAAGTTGCCTGCATCCCTTACGTTCATCCCGACGGATTCCCCGTTTACAGACCGGAAAGCCCCGCCCCGCAAAACGTCTTTCATGTTCATCCCTGATTTGTTTCCCCAAATGGCGGCGTCGCCAGGACGGGCCTCACGTTTGACCTGTTGCTCTTCTTTGGCTAGGTCAGCAGCGGAAGTGGTGTTGTTGCGCGTGTAGTAACCGGACTGGTTGTCGCCCTCACGGGTTGACTTGATGTCTGTCATGTTGAAGTCAATCGCAAGCTGATTGATTGTCTCGTCATTTTTCTTGGTGCTATCAGACTTTAAGCCCACAGGCTTCAAGAAAACAGTGGAAATCTCTCCAATGCACCCTTTGACCGGGCACTTGGGTTCCCATCCCTCGAAAACAAAGCCGTGTGCGGCGCAATGGTAGTCTTTCAATACCGGCATATCATCCCCTTCTGAGTTGCTCATCTAAATCTGGCTGGGAGTAGTCAGCAACGTTTCTAATCCCAACCTTAATCTTAATCTCTCCGTTAACCATTTGCAAACCAGTTCCACGGACCATGCGGGGTTTTGGCTCCCGGCGGTACTCAACAAATCTGGTTGTGTCTCGGTTCTGCATGACAGCGACGTTGCCTGCTTTCCATTCGTTGTAGCCTTTTGAGACTCGAATCTGGGTCCATTCGGTCATCGGGTCTTTTCTGTAAACGAAAACATTGAAAAAATGTTTCTTGCTTATGCCGCAAAGCTCGGCAAACAGGTTCAGGCTGATGCCACGGTTCTTATCTTTGATAAACCGAGTTATTTCGGTCATCAACTGGAACTTGGAGGTCGTTTTACGCAGCATATTCAACCAGATAGCCGATTGATTCAAGATAGGCCAGGAAATCGGCCTCGCCGACGGCATTTGCCACTTCTATCTGGCTCATGGTCACTTTTATGTGGTTTTTACTTACCAGCTTGCGAGATTGGCCGTGGTGACCCAGTAGTTTGCTGAAATCAAAGCCGTCATAGAGCTTTGGCACGGCATATTCCATTGCAAAGCCCCTGGATACGTCTTCAGACGCAAATTTCAGCCCGCAAGACTCTAGCAACTCCCTTTTTAGGGCTGTGAGCTGCACATCTTCGTTCCAAACATAGATGTTGTCTGAATCTGTGTGAGTAATCCCTAACTTGTTGAGAGCTTCAAGGAATCTCTTGCTTCTCAGGCTGAATCCACCGTTCTGGACCATTGTTCTGACCGGCTCGTTGACCCAAACTCCTTGCAGATAGAGGTTTTCGCCGACAACGGCAGCATGGGTGGCTGCGCCAATGTAGTCGTAGTCAAAGTATTCGGGTTTGAAGTTCTTGCCGTCAATGACCCAGCTATCGTCTTGAACAATCAGGCAGTAATCAGTCTTGATGAAGGCGTACAGGCTGTGCATCACAAAGACGCTGTACTGCTTGTACGACAGGGGCGATATACGCCGCCATTCGATGTTGTCAGGCAGTTCGTCAGGCTGGGAAATAGACAACAGCAGGCCCTTGGCCCCGGGTAGCTCTTCCATGCTCTTGGCAATGGAAGGAATGGCGCTGGCTCCGTTGTTGTGCCCGTAGACGGACACGATGGTCAGGTTATCAAACACCATACATGCCAATCGCTTTCAGGTAGGTAGACACGCCACGGCCCACGGCAAGCTCTTCGGGAGTGCGTTGCTCACGGGCGCGGGCTACTTCACGGGTTTCTTTCATTGCTATCAGCCTGGGCTGGAGTTGTTCGGCATAAGCGGCAGCGGCAAGGGCTGTTGCAATAACTCGGTCGTCCTTGTTTCGTCCAGAGGCTTCGATGCTGCCACCGTCACGCACGATGGTTTTCATCTCTTCTAGCAAATCCATTGAGTAGACATTCATCATGCCGCGCTCAAAGTAATCCTTCATGTAGTTCAGCATCCGTTCTTTGGTCTGGGAGGTGGTCAGCCACCCAATGCTGTTGGATAGTCCGCCCATTGTGTCGTTCTTGCGCCAGATGTAGTTTTGCATGGACCCTAAAACGTTCATCAGGTCGCTACCCTTCTTGTCACCCATTGAAGCCGCCTGACGCTTCAGGTTTCGCAGCTCATTGATGACGGCTTGACCGGGGCCATTGACTTCCAGGTTCAAAGTTGAGTTCTTGTACGCCCCAGCAAGGTGAGCAATCACCCAGGCAAACTGGTAGGTGTTCATCTCAGACGTAGCAAACTCAGCCACTTGCTCTAGGCCATCAGCGTAACAACGGAAGACTTGGATGCAAAAACGGTCAGCCCAGTCGCTAGAACCATAGGCAGGGTCAGCACCAATGACGTAGTACCCGGTATCAATGGGTTCTTCCCAGATAGTCAGAGTCGCCAGCCGTTCAGTTGACTTCAAGACTTGGGTGTCCTCAAAGTTGGCCCCCATCGAGTAGCGGTAACTGTCTGACTCAATTTTCTTGGCAACCTTGGCAGCATCCGTACAACGGGCGTTCGAGAAGAACGACGTTCCCGTCATCACAAAGGCATAGTCCTCAGTGGGTGGAAACTCCTGATACATCAGGGAATCGTCCTTGATGCCTTCAATCATCTTCCAGCGCCACCAAGCCATCTGCCTGGAGTTAATCTCTACGTTGTAGAGCTTCTTGATGTCACGCACCCACTCTTTCTCTTCAACAGTGAGCTTGCCATCCCAGTAGACCTTATAGACATCAGAATCAGGGTCAGCAGAGTAAAACTGGTTACGCCACCAACCGCAGAAGATAGCCTTCTGAGTCCTGGCTCGCTTGGCAGTGACATACATGTCATGGAACATGTTGAACCCACGGGCCGTAGACTCAAAGATGTAGAGTCGATTCGGGTTTTGCTCGGCAAGAGAAGCCAACAGGGAAGCCAGACCTTCCTCATCCCCCCAGGAAGACGTTTCCGTGCCATGCAGGAAGGTAATGCCTTTACCGCGACCAAGACTGCCCTTGGCCCTCAGACCAGCAACCTGATAAAAGATTCTGCTGCGGTTCTTTAGCGACAAAGAGTTCCGGTTGTGAGCAAGCATCGGAATCTTGTACTCTTTGGGCAACCCATCCATGTAGGCCCCCAGAGTCCCCCGAAAC